TCGGTACCGTCCGCGTCCGTTGCGTATAACTTTAATGCGCCCTCGTTTTCGGGTGGTTCAACGCCATATGTATACGCCCCAATAATTATTGAAAGTTTGCCAATCCTGATTTTTACGCCACGGGTTTTTTTACTCGCCCGCGATACTACGCCGTGAGTACCGTACAGTTCCCCGTCGGTGCCGCGTTCGGCGTTTCCTTTTGCGGTTACTATAACGGAGTTTCCCTCCGCCCTGCCGAGCGTTTCAATATCTGTGTGGTCAAATGTTATGAATGAAAAAGGGCTTGTCATTTTGGCATTCCCTCCCACGGGTACGGCTGTTTCGGCATGGTGGTTGTATACGATTCCGGAAGTACAACCATGAGGCTGGCAATGTCACCGCCGGCGTCTTTTGTCAATTCAACCGATTCGATGATTACCGGTGTTTCACGTAATATAAAAACGTCCGGTGCCGTGATTGTACCCTTCATATTTTCTGCCCATAGTTCGCCGTCTGGTGTACGCCATCCGACTACCTGTACCGGTATCGCGGCAGATTCGGCGATGCTTTTACTCATGCGCCATTTTATCGCCTGCTCAATGTTTCCTTCGTCTGATTCATCGGCTTTGAAAACAAATCCACGCTCGCGCGGTACTGTTTTATCGTAGAGTGTTGCCGATATACTTGACACGCCGGATTCGTCAGTAACTCCCATCCACTTACGGTACCGTTTTGTGCCGTCAAATGATGCGCCAATTGATAACACCGGCGCCTCGCCATACACCAGCCGGAATGCGGGCGCGTCTTGTGTGTTTGCCCTTGTCAATAGTAAATTGCCATCGGGGCGACTGGTCAATAAAAAACCTTTTGCAAGCGCCAGCCGTTCCAAAAATGCGGCGTCTGTTTCGGTTATGTCCTGTTCAACCCGTCCAAACTTTTCACTGGTAATATCTGATTCGCCCTCAACCACCCCGCCGGTTCCCGACGCGGAATAGCAGGTAATGCCGTAAGGTGACGCGACTTCTTGGCAGATTTTTAATAGTGACATTCCAGCGCGGAAGGTATACGACGAACGCATACCCATGCATTCGAGCATTTCGCCCGGTGTTGTCCGGCATTCGATTGTTGCAACGGTTCCGTCACTTGACGCGCTGTATGTCCAATTACTGGCAACCGCGGTAATATATAATTCACCGCCGATGTACAGCTGTGCCGTGTGGTAAGTGTATGGTCGGAATAGGTCGAGTTCTCCCCGGCTTGTAATGTCAAACGGTACGTCAAACACAAAGCCTGACGCGATACGGTTCATTGCGCGTGATATTCTGCCGGCAAGTGCACCGGGTAATTCTACGCCGTTTAATTTTACCAATAATTGTGTGTCAAAATCGGCTGTTATCGGTTGATCAAAATACCGGTTTTTGTATATGGGTATAAAAAGAACGTCGCCGGCGTATAGTATCGGTAGCCCTTCGTCAGATATTCCGCGTTTTTTTAACAGGTCGTAATTTGCCTGTACAACACGATTGACGACACGGCCATACGCGGCGCGTTCTATTGTGTGGATTGTGTCGTTTGGTTTTACGGTGTATAGTTGTCCTTGTTCTGGCCTAGCCATAAATTGCAACCTCGCGACCTGCGGGTATCTCGATAAACTCGTAATTGGTCAGCTTGTTTGTTCGTGCAAAAAAATCTAACATATCGTGCGAAATGTCGCGGTAGTATTTCCAACACAGTGTAACGGGGTCGGATGGTGCGGTCAATGTATATGTCCGTTTTAATTTCAGGTCAAACGATGTATTTGTTAGATACGTTATTGTATCATACGCCGCGCCGTGAAGACCCGACAACGTGTCGTGGTCAATTGCAAATTGCGAGCCGTCCACATTTCCGGCAGATTGTAACACCGCGAGGTAATCGGAATATGCGCCGTCAATATCGTCTATTGACTTGCCGACGGTTTCGCGTGTTTCGTAGTCAATCATCATACCAGCATTCGCAACGCCCAAAACGCAAGCTGTGCCGATTCCCTGCAAGATGTACGCGACGTTTGCTGAATCTGTCGGGGTTGATGCGTTTGAAATATCCTCGCCAAAGTCGTTTAATATGTCGTTTGTCATGTCAACGATTTGTGAAAACAGATCGGCTGAATCTTGCGGTATACTGGTTATCGTTCGGACAATATCACTTGCCGCGCCGATAATTTGCGGTATTGCCGCCGATACGTTTATCAGTTCAAGAATTCCAGCTTTTGCCGCGTCAACCTCGCGCCGTACGTCATCCGCCAGCCCGGTCAAGTCGTCCGCAACTCCGGTGATGATTTTTACCTTTTTTGTAACAACCGATTTTGCTTTTGCGTATTTTGCTTTTGCCGTTGTTACCATTCGTTCGGCTTGTTCAATTGCGCCGGCGTTTACTTGTTTGTATTTGTTGTCAAGCCCGGTCGGTGAAAGTTTTGACGCGGCGGAACGTGATACGGTTTTTGTTTCGCGGAGTGTTACCGTTACGCGGAAAATGCCGCTTCCACTTGTGTATGATTCTACCTGTTCCACCGCGTCGAATGGAATAACAGGCACGTCACCCCATCGCGGGTGGTTTAGTATGCCGGGCGTGTCTGGCGTGTATCGTTCTTCGGTTAATGATTTGAAAAATATATCGGCTTCTTGGTCGCCGTTCTCGCCGACAAAATATACTTCAAGCGGAAATACTAAAAGCGTTGTTCCTGAATCTTGTATGATTGTGGTGTCTGCGTCTGATACTTCGTGCGCAGATGTTTTTTTGCCGCGGGAACGGGAAAGGTTGTCGTACAAAAAGGACGACTGAACCCCGGCGGGAGAGGTGAACCTGCCGGGGCGCAGTCGTGAGAAAAACGCGGGCGAGGCTGACCCGTCGTTGTTTGTGTTGTCAATTGGCAGTGATAAAATTGCGTCGCTCATTGTGCCGCTCCGTACATTAGTACTTGCTGGGGTGCGCCGCCACGTGCGCCGGATATTGCCGCGCCCTTGTCCGGCCTGACGTATACCTCGTTTACCACCGTTTGCCGTGATTCGGATACGCTACGGGACACATTGCCCTTTGTCCACGGAGAGGCGTAATCGTACGCGTCTGCGCTTCCGGTTATTGTCATGTTCGCTTTTGCCTGAAAAGCGTCTATTGCATTCGCCGCGCCGCCCACCAAATCACCAAGTCCGGGTATTTTTGCAAGTACTCGCAAAAGTCCACCAACCGCGTCAAGAATAAGATTGATTGGTGTGAGCATCCACTTTATCATTGTCTGGCCAACTTTTTTGAAAAACCCGCCGACAACTTTTAGAACACCAACAACCGAATCCCAATGTTTTACCATGAGGACAATGCCGGCAGTAAGAAGTGCAACGCCCGCGATTATTGCGAGTACGATTAGTGTAATCGGCGACGCCAGAACAGTGGTTACAAGTAGCACCGCGTTGTAAATTGTTTGTACCGCTGCGAGTATTTTTATTGCCGCGACGACCGCAAGGATAACGGGAGCAAACTTTATGAGGAAGCCGACAACCTTACCAATCGTTTGGCCGAACTTTATAAAGCCGTCGATTGCTTTTTCAACGTCGAGGTTTGCAAGCCATTTCGCCAGCCGTTCGCCAGCCTCTGCAATCATTTCGATATACTTTGTGCCTTTTTTTGCAAACACTTCGGAAAACTTCTCGCCAATAGTAATAAGGACTTTGATTATCTCTTTATACGCGGGGAGCATCACTCCGCCCACCTGCTGTTTGAATTGAGTAATAGTGTCTGAAAGGCCGGCCTCTAAACCGTCGGCGGACTTTGACAGGTTATCCATCATTCCGGCAAATCCCTTGTCCGCCAATATCTTCGGTAACGCGGCAAGCATTTCTTCGGTTGTCGCCAGTAGTGCGCCGGTATTTGATACACCTTTGCCAGTTGCCTTTGTCCAATCGTCGGTTGTTATCAAAAGGTCACGGAACATATCGACCGCCATTCCCTTTTGTCCTGATGCAAGTTTTGCAAATGCGCCCGTTACCTGCTCGATTGGTTTGCCTGCGGCTGCGGCAAGGTCGCCCAGTGTGGTCATGTTTTCTTTTGAGTATTTTCCCAACGCCTGTAATTGATTTCCAAGCTGCACAACTTCATTTAATTCAAACGGCGTTTCTGCTGCGAATTTGCTCATTTCCTCAAACCTTGCGTTGGCCGCCTCTTGACTGCCAAGCATGGTTACGAGGACGGTTTTGTATTTTTCTACTTCTTTTCCAGCATCAATAAAAGACTTGCCAACAACTATAGCCCCGGCCGCCATAAAACCCGATCCTAATGCAAGGCCCTTTGCCGCTTTATTTATTCCAGCATCCATTGCGTTGATTTGTTTACCAACACCGCCGAAATTCTTTTGCATTTTCTTTCCGAACTTGTCCATTTGTTTGGACACGCGGCCCATTGGCGCGGTCATTTTATCGGAGAGGGTCAATACAGATTCAAGTGAAAACTTTTTTGCCATTTACTGACGCCTCCTAAAAAAGTTGCCGGTTCCCGCAATTTCAACCACACCGGCGGGCAGTTCTCATGACGCTCTAGCAGGTTAGCTTTCCGCACACTACGATTGCGGCACACGGAGGATTACGCATTGTAAAGAGGCGCCCCATGTTCTACGCTCCGCCCGTCGGCGGCTCTATTAGCCGGGCGCAGGAATTGAACCTGCAGGTCGGAGTTACAGGCTCCGGGTGATACCGTTTCACCAAACCGGCGGGAAACCCTACTTTACAGACTTGCCGTATTTCAGGTTTTAGCAGGGGCGGGATTCGAACCCGCAACACCGAGGATATGAGCCTCGTTAGCTGCCAATTGCTAACACCCTACTACTATGATAGAGTACAAAATGTCCCTATTTATCAAGGGGTATTTTGCATTTTTCTTTAATTCTTTCTTTTACAAGTTCGTGCATTCTTTCCGGCGGCGGTGGTTCTCGCGGTTTTGCCGGTGGTGTCGGATACCGATATTCCGCGTATATTTCTTCCTCGGTTGTCTGGTATTCATATATCCGGTAGTACCTGTCCACCTGCCGTGGCGTCATTTGTTCAAGGTCGCGGAATGGCAACGCGCCGCCGAAATGTTTTGCAAGTGCGCCCAACCGTAAATCGTCAAGCGTTGCAATTCTACCCCGGCGGCTGGCTGCCGTTACGAGAAAAAAACTTGGTTTACCGCCGTGATTACACTGATATCTCTACCCTTGAGCCGTGAGGCTTCGCCAAGTTTTAGGTCGCATGATTTTGCGTATATTGCCTCAACCTGTGAGATTTTTTCATTTTCTTTGTATCGTTCAGCGACGCGCTTATCGTTCATTGTTGTTTCGCGGATGGTAATCATTTCTTTTTTACCGCCACCTTCAAACTCAATTGGCGCTTTTAGTACAAGTGTGAATGTTTCGTCGTCTTCGCTAAAATCAAGCCGGCCGTTCATGATAGGGATTGCCAGCGTTTCAACTGCCGCGTCCCAATCTTCGCCCTCGGTTGGTACCTCAAGGTAATTGGCCCATTCAGTCATCTTTGCGATTGCTTCTGCTTTTGTCAGCTTTGCGTTTTCCATTTTTGCCCCTTTTCAATAACCACAATAACGGTCGTGGTCAACGTTGAAATGTGGGCGACGGTTTCCCGCCGCCCTGATTTTTTTTAGTCGATACGGAGTTTTCCGTACAGTTCGAGTGATACAATGCCGTTTGCGTTTTCGATTGGTCCGTCGTTTCCGATTGCCATTTCACCGGTCAAAAGGTCATTGCCCGCAGTGGTTACCGATACCGGGAGGAATGAACGGGCAGACTGTATTGCTTTAAGCTTTTCAAATATCTCGCCGTCAACGGAAACATCCTGCTTGATGCTACCCGCGTGCGGGTTTGCCTCCGTGTACGTAGACCCATTTCCAGACATATGGACGGGACCTGAATACCCATCAGTGTTGTATGTCAGTTCGCTTCCCTCTGCCGGGTCAAGATTCAACGCGCCGTAAAGAAACTCACGGGCGGGTCCTTGTCTTACTCTTCCCATTATTTATGCCCTCCCCTTAGTACAGGAATGCGGCTTTTACCGCTATAATGCGCAAGGCTTTTGCTTCGTCGTCTGTAAACTCTGCGTCCAGCCTGCTGTTATTAGTTGCGTTGATTTCCGCAATCACCGTGTCTTTTACCGCTTCTGGGTTTTTCGTCCAGCCTTCCGACGCCCAATTGTCGATAAGCGCAAACAAATCGGCAATGAGCTTTTTAGGTTTGATGACGTATTCCTTTGCAGTAATCACGTCGTCACTTGCGAGCATTCCGCGTACATACGGTTCGCCGCGCAACATTTGTTCAACCGCGTATGCCTTTTGTTGGCGCATGGTTACCGATGCAAGGTCGTACCATTCTTCGGTTGCTCCACCGGCGGCGGTTGTGCGATACGATACCGCGAGGTCACCGAGGACGAGATTGCCTGATGCGTTGGTTTTGCAATATCCACCACCGGCGCGGAACAGCGCGTCAGCCTGTGCGTAGGTAAGATCTGGAACGTCGGGTTTAATCGGAATGGTTGTTTCAATTCCCATAAACGGGCGGCCGGGGTCAATGTTTGCCGATGCTACAACATAGCCAATTACCGCCGCGCCGAATTCGTTTTCCGGAAGAAGTACGCGAGAGTCCCAGATCGGAGCGATGGTTTTTGCATTGGTGTCGGCTGGTATGTCGATGTAGTCGGCGTATGTGGTTTTCGGTCCATACGCAACCACCGTCGCGGCCATTCTGTTCGGTGCCGATTCAATGCGCCGATTCAATGCGGTCTTGTACAGTGCGAGGTTTGTTTCGTCACGAACCGGGCATGTGATGAACGTGTACCATGTGTCACCGAGCCGGTCTGAACCGTCGATGTTTACAAACACGTCTTCAACGTCGATTTCGCCAGAACCGTCTTCAAGGTATGCGGCAGAAAGGGCAACGGTTGTTCCCTCGGGATTGTTTGACGATTGACTGACGCCCTGCGGGTTGAGCCGTACGCCGATATCATTACCAACAATACCTTTTGTTCTTGCGGTAATAGTTACAATGTGTGCGCTACCAGAATCGCCTGCAGCTGCGGTTACAGGCGCGTTAATGTCTGCGGTAATTGCCGCCGCAAACTTTGCAGCCTGTTCCTCTCCGGTGTCGCCCGACGCGACGTTGACCTGGTATGTTTCACCTGCAACGTCAATGTACCATGTTCCGGATGCAGTTGCGGCGCCGGTAAATGTTACAGTTCCGGTTGCGGCAACTGCGGCGTCCGGTTTTTTCACGGCAACGGCATACAGGTTCTCTGAAAATCCGCCAAGCGGTTCAAGTATCCTGATTGCCTGCCGATGGATTTCCGAACCATAGCCAAATTGGTTTGCAAAGTCCTCGGCAGTGTATCCGCGGAAAACTTCGTATTCCTTAACGTCGGTTTTATCCTCGTCGTACTGACCGACAATCAATACTTTTTCAGGGATATAGTTTCCGCCCTGACTTCTTTTCCGTCCTACCTGTTCAACAACTCGCGTTGATGCCCTACGGTAAGGAGCGAAAAAATTGAACGATATAGCCATTATTTTCCTCCTGTTTATTTTACGTTACGGGGTTTCCGTTTCGTACGTGTGTGATGTATGCCAATTTTCAATAGCCTGCTTGAACGTCATATTTGCAACTTCGAGCGTTTCGGTGTCTGCGTCGTCCGCTGGCTCGTATGACGCGACGACCTCAATTTGTATTCGTGCCGGTGCATAGCTTCCGGTACTTTCGTCGCCCTCTTGGTTGTACATTTGTATTTTTGGTTTTAGCGCCAATGTGTCAATTGCTCCGGCGGCAAGTCCAAAATCCTGTTCGCTCATTCTTGAAATTGCATGGCGAACCTGTGCAACCAAAAGGTGAAGTCGTGCGGCGGCATATTCGTCTGCCGGAGTAAGCGTCTTGTCGCCGGTTTCTTCGTCTGTTTGTTCTTCGGCGGTTCCTAAAACGTAACAATCAAAATTGAACGTGATGCGGTCTTGTGTGTATCGTCGTGTACCGCCGCCGTCGGGTAATACTGAATCGACAACCACGTTTACAAGCGCAATATTCTGTTGGTTCTCAATCCACGGTCGCCACTTGTCACGCGCTACAATAAAATTACGCGCTTCGTCTATTGCGTTTTCTTCTGTTGCTACTTTTTCGAGTGCGGTAACGGCTCCGGTTTGTATGTTGTACCATGAGGGGTATGCTACGGCCATTATTCGACCTCCGGTACCGGTGCCGGTATGACACGTTTTGTGTATGATTCTAGGGTCATTGTTATCATCCCGGTTGTGCGGTCAAATATCGGGTTTGATACAAGATATTCCTTTTCTTGTCCAATGCCGTTGGTAAATTTGGCTTTCCATTTTCCTTTTGTGTCTGCTGGGTTACCGTCAGGAAATTGGTTTGTTTCTCCATCGGGCGCGTATAATGATACCGAACCGGCTACTTTCCGTGCGATCATCGGCATACCGGTTGTCGGGTTAATGTCAAGGTTTACGTCAATAAAAAACCACGTCACCGGGTCCATTACGACTCCGGCGGGTGTGGTGAATACGACGGGCGCGGTAAAACCGTTTGGATTTGAGAGTATTCTTGCAATGTCTTTGCGCGCCCGTTCGTATAAGTTCATTCGTTTTCGTCTTCCTGTTCGTCCGTAATTTCGTCTGTCATTTCCGGGAGGTTGGGTACTTCCGGTTTTTTGTACTTTGCTTTTTTTACTTCTGGTTGTGGCTGTGGCGGATTGTGTTCCGCGAGCAACGGACTTTTGACGGATTGCCAGTACTCAAGTACCGCGCCGGGTATTTGCTTCCCGGCGGGTACCTGATAGGAAATACCGCCAATTTTTACGCTAAATGGTTTTATTGCAATCATTGGCGGGTCTCCTTTTTACCAAGTCGGGAGGGTGATTTTCTGCACGAAGTTTGCAAGCCCCTCGGCGTTGTAAATACCTTCGGCGAAATAGTAGGCTCGCTCTTCCTGTGCGAGTGTCTTTACGTCCGGCTGGGTGTCAATTTCGGTGGTAAGTCCGCGCTTGACGATGATGTCCATGTACCGATTCGGCTTGACAAGATAGGCGTAGGTATCGCCAACACCTGCGTATGTGGTGTCACCGTCGCGACCGATGATAGTGTCACCGTCGTATGCGATGATTCCGGCAATTTCGGAAATGGCTCCGAGCCTCTTGTTGTTTGTGTTCTGCGGAAGTCCGTTCACAACACGGGCGGCATGGCGGGCAACGTTTCCAGAGCAAAGAAGGTATGAACCGCTGGGGTCAATCTTCTTCTTTGTCACGGGGTCAGTTCGTTTGCCGAGGTCGTCAACGGCGTCTTCAAGCGTATCGTACAAGAGTTCCTGACGTCCGGCGCCTTGCGTGGTTGCTTTGTTGGTGTGCTTTGCGTCTCCGGCGTTACCGTAAGATGCGTAGTCAAGAATCGGCTTGATTGCGAGGTCGTCGAGCTTGGCGTTGTATCCGGCGGCTACTCCGTCGGCAAGCATGGTCATGTCAAGCGACTTGTCGAACAACGACGCGAGAAGGTCCCACGTGAACCCGGCGGCGTAAATCTTTACGTCAAAGGTTCCGGTTGCGCCCTCGCCCTTGTCGCCCTGTCGTACAGGGTCGCCGGTTCCGTTGTATTCGTCAAAGACGATTCCATACGGGAGCATTTCGGTCAGCTTGTTTGTGCGGTCTGCGTCGGGCCGGTTGTAAATGTTGTACAGGAACTGACGAACGGTCGGGTTTGCGTTTTTCCGCACGGTGATGTCCATGCGGAGTGCGTCCCACAACTGCGCCCAATCGGGGAGAAGTGTGTTGCCGGTAACCGCGGCTTTTGCGGTTTTTTCAAACCGGCCTGAAGTTACGCGGGCAAATGCTGATTCAACTTTTCCATCGCTCCATTTCTGGGGTACGTGGATTGCGCCGCCGTAAACGTCGGCTTTTGAATAGTCGGTGCCAGATGCGCCAAGAACGGTTGCACCAGAATCGAATGCACGGGTCCACAGTGCAGACTGCCCGGCGGTCTTCCAGTCGCGACCGATGCGGGTTTCTGCCATTGTGATTTTCTGCTCGTATACGGGGTCGATGCGGTCAATCGAGCCGGCGATCTTTTTGTTGTATACTTTGATGTCACTCATTTATTTTCTTTCCTCCTGTTTGTTTTGGATTACGCGGCGGGGATGTCGCCGATAAATCCAGTGATGGTTACGATAAGGTCTGAACCAGCAGTAAACGCTCCGTCCCCAACAATTTCGAGTCCCTTTGCTTCGGTCATTCCGGTTCCGTCTTTGATTCCGTCGCCAAGGGTTACACCGTTAGAACCAAACATTGACTGTGCGCTGGCACCAAGCGCGGTTGCTTTTGCGAGAGTGATTGCGGAAACGGCCGGCGAGGCGGTGTCCGCAATGGTTACATTGTTTCCGGTACCGCTCCACGCTTCATTGCCTTTGACATTGGCATAGAAGCCGGTAATATACACGCACTTCCCGGCGGCAACGTCGGCATCTGCTATGATGGAAACAGGGGTCTCGGCGTCGGCGCTTTTCAGCGTCACGGTCTTGCGGAAGGGGATACCGGGATCTTTGGTGAGTCCGTCCACAACAGCCTCGACAGCGTCAAGGCGGGCATCGTAACCACCATAGTTGACAACCTGCGAATATGGCCGGAAGGAAACAGAAGTGTGTGCTCCGGCGTCTCCCTTCGCGGATTCGATTGTACCAATTGCAACGGCCACGCCGCCTGCAGAATCATCCTCAAGGGTACCGGCTGCACTTGAACTACCGGCTTTGAAATAGATTGTGGCTCCGGCAACAAAGTCGCTATTCTTGTTAATCTGTGCGGTTGAAATGAGCGTGTCGGGCTGAAGAACATACATGCGTCCTGTCGCGCCGTTTTCGATTCCGTCCGGGTCCATTACGATACCGTACATTCCGTTAAGGTTCACAATCTCACCATAAATGGCGGTTCGCCCCAGGTTGTTGGTTACGGTTACCTGATCTCCGACCTCGCGAATTGAGAGGTTGTAGTTATAGTCGTATACTGTCATTGACATTTGTTATGTCCTCCTTTTATTTTACGGGTACCATACCGATAGGCTGGTATGCGGTTCCGTCGTTTTCGGCGTTTGCTTCGTCGGGTATGCCCGATGCGTTTACCGGTGCGGGTGAATCGGCGGCGGCAAGTACCATATCGGTTACCTGCGCGGCAATTGCGGAAACGTCGCGTCCATCTTTGATTGCTTCGTCAATCAGTGATACGGCGTCGCCAACCTTCGCGGCTTTTACCTTGAATTCGGCAAGGGCGCTGACTCGTTCGCGTTCTTTTGCCACCGCCTCTTTGCTGATTTCGTCAACCGCCTCTTTGTATACGGCGGCGTTTGCAGTCTTCAAATCTGCCAACGATTTGATTTCCATGTCGTTATCTCCTTTGTCTGTGTTCTTTGTATTTGAAACCGCGGTATGCGCCGCCGGTATTTCATGTATCATTGCTGCTGCTTTTTCGCGGAATGCCTTTACGTCGGTTTTTTTCTGTGCGCTGTTTGCCATTGCGCCAAACTGCAAACGTGCCGCCGCAAGTGCTTGCGATTTGTCTTTTTTGCCGTCGTCTGACTTGACCATGTCGTCAACAAAACCGGCGGCTTTTATTTCGTCGCCGAAAAGCCATGTTTCGTTGTCCATGAGGGTTTGAATCTCGGCTTTTGATTTGCCGGTTTTCTTTGCGTATGCGTCCGCCATGAGGGATGCAAGCCCCGAAAGGAACTCCGACATTTTTTCCATTTCGTGATAATCACCGGCAGTAAAACACCACGGGTTATGTATCATAAATACGGCGTTATCTTCGGCAACAACCATGTCGGCGGGTGCCATCATGATATATGATGCCATTGATGCACCAAGCCCCTTTAGCGTCATGAGGATTTGTGCGTCGGGGTTTTCCCGTTTGTAGTCGCGTATTACGTTATAGATTTCAATTCCGGTAAACACGTCGCCGCCGGGAGATGCGATGTAAATATCAACGTCGCCACCTTTTGCGTCGGCAAATTGTGCAGACACGTCCGCAGCGTCAACGTCCCATCCTATTTCGCCGGTTATAAGTATTTTTTTAGCCATGTGCAAAAACTCCTTTTGCCCTTATATTGATAGAGTGTAAAACGTACAACTTTATCAAGGGGTAATGCTAAAATAATTTAACATTTTTTTTGTTTCGTCTTTTAATGCGTCGAGTCCCAAACCGTTTCTGATAACGTAATCGGGTTTTATTTCCTCGACGGCTTTTTCAGAATCGTGTGTCATGTCTACCGCCCAACCTGGTCGGCGTATCATAACTATTTTACCGCCGCGTTTTTTTATCGCGTCGGCTTCGTGTGGAAAACGTACGTCGGCAATTACCGCGTTGTCGTCATCGCCGATTGTGTTGAGTAGTGAACGTGTCCATAATAGGCGACCGGTTTTTTCTTTGAAACTGTCGTATTCTGACAGTTTGTATTGTCCCCATTCGGTGCCAAGTGACTGTAATGCGTGACGGGGTGATATGCCCCATTTCGGGTCAACCTCATCCTTTTTGTCGGTGTATAGGTCGTCAAAATCCCAACCGAAAATTATTGACGCGACTACCTTCATGGTGTCGGCAAGCGCGCACTTATAAAAATCCGGGGCCGTGAGATCGCAAATAAAATCTGCGACTGTATCTTTTCCGTGTCGGGCGTGTCCGGTTATTCCGATAATCAAAGTGTAAACTCCGGGATAATCTGGTCGCGGTACAAGTTCAGCGTCATTTTTATACCGCCCTGTTTTTGTTTTGTGCGCATTCGTTCCTCACCAAAATTGATTCGGTATCCGTTTTCCGTGGCGTCGGTTTCTGAAAATACTTTTGTATACGTTCCGGTCATTATGCCGAATCGTTGTTTTGTGTATATCCTGCCGTTTGAAAGCATACCGATTGCGGGGTCGATTTCGTGTGACCACCTCTGGTGCTTATGTCCAAGCCAGATGATGTTTGCGTCAACGTATTGGTACCGTTTTATGTCGATGATGCCGTCGGTTACTTCGGCATTTCCGCCCTGACCGTGGTTATAGAAAATGTCAAACGCTTTTCTATTTCCTCCGTTACACTCAAATGCGTATCGGATAAAACCGGTATATCCACCATGTCTGATTGGCGGTAGTTTTTTGTCGCGGAATTGAGCAAGGTAAAACAATAGCACTCTTGTCACGTCGATGTGGTGGTATTTTAAGACTGATACCTCATGGTTACCAAGCCCGATCATGTCGATATTGTTTGCGTATGGGGCAAGAAGTTTACCGATTTTTTCGACCGCTTCGTTTATTTTGCCGTCGGTGTCGCCGGTGTCGTTTCCGCGAGAATACCTTTTTCTGTCTGATGGAAGGATGCACCCAAACACGTCGCCATTTATGAGGATTCTTGCTCCGTCTTTTTTTGCGGTTTCAAAATCACGGGTAAACAGCTCTTTGTCAAATCCCGATTCGTCTGCGTGTAGGTCTGAACACAAGAATACACGGAACTGGTCGGGCGTTGCTGTTTTTGCTTTGTATTGATGCCGGAAGGTATGTGATTCCAAATAATGCCCCTTATTTTAATACGTTTATGATGATTGATGCGGCAAGCCCTGCACCTAAGCCGATTATAATTTTATTTTTTAGGCGCCCAGTTTTCAAAGATGATTGATATTGCGTATTCAAGTTTTGAAAGCGTGTCAACAATTCGCTGTATTGTGTCTCCGTCTTTTTCAAGTTGGCCATTGATTCCGTCAATAATTGTTTTTGCGTCGTCAAGTCGTTTTGTGATTCGGCTATTATATTCTGTAATTCGATTATTTGCTTTTTGTAATTCGCGATTGACAATTGCAATACCCGCAAGTCGATTTTCATACTCTGCAACAATTGCTGTATTGTCGTCTGCGGGTCGGGTGTATTTTGCTGTGAGGTATCCGCCGAAAAAACTGGCGCCCATAATAGCAATAAAAACAACACCAGACAAAATGTTTTTTTTGATTTCGTCGAGCACATTTTTACCTCTTACCCCTGTTTTGAGAACTTGCCGGTCGCTATTAGTCCCGAGCCAAACGCGATGACAATTTCAAAGCCCTGTTTACTCATGAAGAACCCTATAAGCCCCGCAAGTACAATCAAAAAACCAATAAACTTTGTGGCGTCCCCGTCCCAATCGCCGTCAGTGAAAAGGGATTTTATGAAGTTTTTCATTTATACCAACCTTGTTTGAAATATGCGGATTGATTCTATCCATCCGCGCCGGGCCGTTACTGAACCGCCGGCGATCGGGTCAAACTCAATCCGGTTTAATATCGGGACGCCGAACGAACCGTTGCCGGTTACAAAGTGCGAACCTTTCACGCCGGACCGCTTCAACTCAAGTATTTCGTCTTCGCCGGTTTGTTTTTGATAGTCTGCCGGGCGCCAATAATAATTCAGGCACCGGGTATTGAAGCCGTACATTTCGGCGGCCATGTTGTATAGTCCGCGCTGTTCAAGAATTGTGCAGCCGTCTTTTGGAATTCCGTCGGAGTCTTTTACTTCGCGACTGACCAGTTCATGCCGCATGGCGTTTTCGTAAATCTTTAATATGTCGTGTGCGCGGAACGTGTATCCGGTTCCGTTTTTTTCCACAAGGCGAAGAATCGAAATGAGGAAACAACCCCATTTGTTTATGTATGGCCCGAGTTCTTTGTCGGTTTGATGTATCATTTTTACACCCCCTGTGTTGCCGCCAACCCGCGGTCGCATCCCTTTAATTTATGGGTCTGTTCAATTCGCACAATACGTACCTCATGATTGTCCAGTCGCTCGTCATGTTCGTCGATTCTGTCGTCGTGGTCGTCCATTGTTTTTATTAGACGTTCGGTTGCGTCGGCCAGTCTCTGAAGCGCGGTAAACACACGAATCAATGTCACAATCAATGCGCCCATTACCGTTACACCTATTGCCACAAGTGCGATTATTGCTTCCGCGCTCATTCGTTTGTTCTCCCAACGTTTTGACTTCGTGATCGTGTTGCTATTATGTCTTCCATGTGCTTGTTTGCAGCGGCAATTTTTTCCCACTCGGCGTTTATCGTTGCAAGGTTTTCATTGTAGTCGCCACCAGTGCGCTCTGCGGTAATTTCGGCGCCGGTCTTGTACCCGTGTTGCTGTTCTTTGATGTTGGCGTTGACCGATTTGAGCGGGTCAATATCGGGTCGCTGGTTTCCAATCCATTCGGCGTTTGTGTAGGCAAGAAGCAATTCTTTTGATGTTGTTACACCGGGGGCGGTAATTCTTCCGCGGGCAACTTCGCCCAAAAACCACATTTGGAAAACGTCGTCTTCAAAATCGTATCCGTGGTTTTGTCGGAAACGGTTTACGCTCATCCAGAACATGAGCAATTCACCACGTGCGCCTGAATATGAATTGTTGAATGCAAGGTCGACAACTGATAAGGGAAGGTTTTTTGATGACGCTATGTTTTTTTTGACCTCGGAAAAGAACACGCCAAAATTGACGTTAGGGCGGGACGTGTCAAAAGATTTTAATTGAGTACCACCCGGCAGGGCATCGGCTACTATGCCGCCCTTGTTCATGTCGAGGGTGTTGAATTGTGAGACGTACTCTTTTGCGTCAGGGTCGGTTGATGTTGTTTCGCGTTTTGAATCTGCCGCCCTTCGAGCGCCCTGACCTGAAATTGGCGCTGCCGGTTCCATTCCTTCGGGTGTTTCTACCCATACGGCAAAAAGCGCGTTGACAATGGCTGCCTGTATTTCAAGGTCTTCGTACTGTCCGAGTTTTATTAGTTCCTGAATACACGATGCAAGATAGGGGACTCCGCGCCGTTGTTTTTCGTTTGTTGACAGGAAATTGTGCAACATTATTACCCTGCCAGACCGTTCGCCGAATCGTGGGACGCGGATTGTCTTGCCAGTAGAATCGTCATGGATAAAATACGCGACCGCCTCGCCGTTGGCGTCGTATTCGATGCCGTTGACAACTTCGTGTCCTGGCTTATTTGTATACCCGCCCGCGATGTTTTCTGGCGGGATAATTTGAAGTGTCAGCGGGTTTTGTTCGCGGGTATTTGCATACCGGAACAATACAAAATACTCGCCGTCTTGCAAGAGATAGTCAAAACAGGCGCGGGAAAGTTGTGGGAGGTTTCGGCGGGTGTTGTATTCGGGTGAGTATGATTTTCCCCACAGCCTGTATCTTTGTTCGGTGTTTTTTTCCCATTCGGCGCGCTGTTCTGGTGATATGTTTTTATTGGGATCGATAATATCCCAGAACGGCTGGGGTCTAAGCCGTAGGCCAGAACCAACAACCACTTCGGCAAGTCGATTGACCATTGCACCGGCTGTTGGTGACTGTAAAATTGACACGCGGGAAAGTCGGCGCAATGCGTCGGGGTTTGAGTTGTACAACATTGATACGCCGGTCAGTGCGCCGGGTGATTTTTCGGCGTTTTCAAAAAGGTCATTGCCTAGTGCTGATGCTTTTTTGTTGCCGAACACGCTTTTTATAACTGACATTTTAGCGAATACTTTTGACCGTTCGGTTTTTTCGTGCTGTGCTTGTGCGTTGTATTTTGCTATTTCTGCGCGTGCTTTGAACCCGAACGGGTCGAAACTTTTTGCCATATTTTTAACGTCCTATGTTTGGGGTATAATTTACGTGTGTGAGCTGTGCGCCGGTGTATTGTCCTGTTTTAATGTCGTATGCGTCCATCCACAAGGCAAGGAGTGATTCTATTTTGTCGGGGTTTGCCGGTGTTACCGAATGTCTTCCCTGCGTGGTGTCGAGGGTGTAGCCGCCGCCAATGGAAGAGTCGAGCATGGATTGATACGTTGCAATTTGTTTTTCTATTTGTACCAGTGTGTACATATTGGCTATTTGTTTTGCCGTTATCGTTCTCATGCTCTTTTTTCTCCCTCGTATTGATAGAGTGGTGTTTGTGCCGGTTTATCAAGGGGCACTATGATAATTCTGCAAGTTTTTTTTCTGCGCCGTATGCAAACAGCCTTGACATAGTGTTTTGGTCAATTACGGTGATTGAATCGCCGAACATTGGCACCGACTTTATTTTGATTGATTGGTCTTGCAATTTACGAATCATTTGTACTTTTCGCTTTGTAACTTTGAATACCGCGTCTGGAGTTTGGTACAAGCCCGGTTGTATTACGCCTCGCCGTGCCATATCGTAAAGCATGGCGTATTGTGCGCGCGGGTTGTTTTGTGCGTTTCGCGGGGCGGGTATTACTTCGGGCTTTTTTTTGTTTAGGCGCAAGCTGGGAAGGATTGATTTGTTTATGTTGCCGCCACGTGCCGGGAGTAATGGAATCTGTACTTTACCTTGTGTGTTTTTATTACCGTCTTTTGTTCCGCCAACTTCCATGAGGTAAAGATAATGTTCGCCGTCGCGCATTCGCCTGACTCCGACAATGGCGTTTATGTCGCTCATTTTTCGCAGTGTTCCCTTTGACCCTTTTGCGTGGGCTTTGAAAATTACCGCCGCCCCTAGTGTAAACTTGGGATTTCTCATGTGTTTAATTTTCTTCTTCAGGGTTGCCCTGTATCTTTGTAGAATAATGTCGGCTGCTTTATTGATTGCGATTGCCCCGGCTTCTTGTATCGCAATACCGGCGCGGTTGAGTTTTTTCTTGTATTCGTCAAGATTGTTGCTGTATTTTGTTTGCACTGGTTATTCCCCCTGTCTGTTCAAAAAAGTTTTGTTTCGCTGTCTTTTATTGCGTCGGCAATTCTTTTCTTGGCTATCTCAAAATACTTATCGTCTTTTTCAATACCGATGAAGTTTCGACCAGTATTCACACAAGCAACACCGGTAGAACCAGAACCCATTGTCAGGTCAACAACCAAATTCCCCTCGTTGCTGAATGTCTTTATCAAATCTTCGAGCAATAAAATAGGTTTTTGAGTTGGATGATCGCCGTTGTAATCCTTTTTGTATTTCAGTATGTTGCTTTTGTATTTATTACCTTCCCAAAGGTTAAAGGTGCTTCCATATTTTATTTTGTATTCATTATCTATATTCTTTAGTTCTTGGTAAGTATAAGGTATATCAATTGTCTTTTTTACGTGGTTAAATAAATCCTCAACCATCAATTCAAATACCATTCCATCACCATAACCAAATTTTATTGAAGTGTGAAAATTTACACTTTGCTCACTTGAAAACCTGCCACTTGTTCGCATTGCATTTTTACAATCTTCTTTCCCGTGCTTTAGGTATATTTCAAAAAATATTTTTTTTAATGGATGTTTTGCTTCGTAACAAGCTTTTTTACTAAACACTAAAATATCTTCAAAATAGCCAACAGGTGCTTTATTGCATAATAAGGCATTTGCAAAATTGTCTTTCTGCCATATCATTCTGTAGTTAAAAGGCACGTTTGGAATGGCTTGCGTTGTGAGTTGACCTGTGTATGGCTCTTGGCTGAATAAAATCATCTTGCCGTTCTTGCGAAGGATTCGGTTTGCTGTTTCGTATATCTTTTGAGGCGGTATCGTCTCGTCCCACGCTGTTTTTGTTTTGTCCCACGTACTAGGAGCATTTTTCATGTTACCATATGGCGGGTCAGTCAATATCAAATCAACTGAACCACTTTCTATGTTGTCGCTTTCGATTAGGCAATCGCCGTGTATTAGCTCCATACGTTTTACTCCCCTTCGTCGGCAAAATCTGAATCGGGCGTCATGACGCGGATAAACTCGTCAAGGTCTGGCGGTATCTCGGTTTTTTTACTGGCCACGCGCCGTTTGTTTATGGCTTTGTAGTACTCGCCGGTCATGAAATATAATGCCGCGTATGCCATTTTTTGGAGGTCAAGCGGTTCGTTGCGTCGTTTTTTGTTATTCATAATTTTGTATACTGTTTTTCCGGTCGGAGTGGTTGTCTCAATCATGTCTTCGGCGGTCAACCCTTTGAAATAGTCTTCGCCTAAATCCGACGGGAAATGGATATACCCGCGTTTGTAATCCGCCTCGCGTTCAATGTATGAGTACACCAGCCGTTTGAAGTGTTGGTCGTTTATTACCACCTCGGGCGCACCCGTGTCTGCGGGCATGATTTTGTAGTTGCGTCCCTTTGCAACGTAATCATCACGGCCGAATACCGGATACACGCCATCAATTATGCCGGGAGTGTATGAGTATTGCGAGCAAAAGGCGCGGACCGTTTCTGTCCTGAACCCGGCGTCGATAAATGATACGACCGGTCGCATGATTGTGCCGTCGGTTCTGGTGTATTCCGATTCTATTTTTATGGCGAGATTTTCCCAGCATACATTTTGAAGGTCTGCTGTATCGCCGGGCATTGTCCAGTAGTTTATTACCCATGACTGGACGTTTTGACCGATACCGACAAGGGACGCCTCAAGTCGGTCTGCCTGTACGTCACATGATAGTACCAAAAATGATACGCCGTCGGGAATGTAACCGTCGGATGTTTTCCAGTTTTCGCGTCTTGCCATGAGCACGTGCGGTTCAGGTGTGGCGATTTTTGCTTCGGAACATTCTGCCAAAACGTCGTTGACAAAATCGGGGTATAAAATCGGGTCGTCTTTTACGCGTTCGTACTGTAAGATAATATCGAGCCACGTGCGGAATCCATAAAACGCATTTAGCTGGTATGATCGGATTCCGGGGCGTTCAGGTTTTTTTGTCGGTACCCATTCGGCTGTCCCGCCTGATTTATAGTCAAGGAGTAATTTGTATTTATCACCGTTGACTATTTTGTGTTTGCATTCTTCGTTTTGGCATTCGTACCATACCGGGTCGTTGGTTACCCGTCCGCGGTCGTCAATGTCAATTTTGGGACTACCGGATTCTGTTTTTTCCCAATGGAACCCGGAGAATTCAAACGGTTGTTGTTTTCCGCATTTGGGACAGTGCCACATATATTTGCGCCAATCGCCCGCTTCCATGAGCGGTAATACTTGGGACGTTGTTTTTTCTTTCGGGGTGCTGTTGTAATAGATTCGGCGCAATGGGCCGAACGAGTCGGCGCGCCTGACGATTTTTTCTATCGGGTTTCCCTTGCCCTTGAGTAGTTGCGGGAATACGTCCAGCTCCTCGATGTAGTTTATTTGGCTAGGGAACGACCGGAGCTTTCCTTCACTGTTTGGGCCAACCGCGCGAATGAAGGTACCGCCGTATGATTTGACGGATTTTGTGTCACCGGTTGCGGATGACGTGGCTTTTTCTTTT